CAATTACCGCCTGCAGTTCTGCTTCATTTGAATCAATACCAATGACTTTACAAAGTACTTCTACTGAATCAGGATTTTTCCACTGAAATGTGACAGACTGTACAAACTCAGTCCTTCCATACGGATCTGCTTCCAAGGCCTCCACGATTTCATTTTCCAATATACTTTCTGCTTCTTCTCTGGACCCTGCCTGAAAAGCCTGTTCAATATCAATTCCGATATCATCGCTGTATGCCTGACATCCATATCTTTTTGTCTGAATAACTTTTTTGCACCACTGTATCCATGCCTCCAGACCGCTGCATTCTACCAGTTTCATAGATCCGTCCCTTTTAAAGTCTTCTAATCCGTCATCAAAACAGACGCTTGGTTTGTAACCCACCGGTTCCTCATCTATTTGTTCTTCCAACTGTTCTAATTCTAAATCCTCATCTTCCATATCCTCAGGAAAAAGATTGGCCATATCATCACCTCCCTAAATTATGATTCATCCACCATTTCTACCTGATCTACTACCACAGGCGTTTCATCTGCCCATACGACCAATACTCTGATGCTTTTGCCTGCTGACTGTGCAAGTTTTCCTTTCAAGGTACTGCACAGAACAAGTTCATCATTTCCGATGACATTATCAGGAAAGCTATCCAGCACCAATCCCTTATTTTTATACGTTCCTATCTCCGCATTGGGGATAAATCCTGCCTCCTTGATTTTTCCCATTCTCTTCTGTAAAATAGCCGCCAGTCTTATATTCCCTTTTACTGCCATCAGGTCTCCACCTCCAAGCTCATTGTTCCATTGAAGCAGTCATGTTCGATTCCGATAACGGTATAATAACCTTCCAGAGCTCCTGCACTGCTTTTAATCCTGTGGCCCTTTTTAATATATGGATTATCTACTGCTTCAAGAGTACGTTCATATATTGGTTTCCCTTGTTCTTTCAAAATTTCTTTTGCTTCTTTCTTTGCATGGGCAGACTTCTTATCATCTGAGTCTCTCACAATAATTTGCTGAAGTGTACCATAACGGGATGTATTTCCTTTGACTACTGTCACCTTTTTTGGCGGAAGCTCCTTTTTCTCTGACTCCTGTTCCCGGTAAATCGCCACCTTTGTCACCATTCCATCCATGGTAACTCTTGTATTCTGTGACAACGCGGAGTCCTTTTGATTTAATGTATAAATCTTCTTGTTGTATGCCCTCTTCCGTATGGTCAAAACTCCTTTTTCACAGTAGATCACATATTTCGTTCCTGTCTTTTTCTTCACTTCATCCAAAATCGAAAGTATGGCATCAGAAATAGTCTCTTCCCTGATGATCTTCCTCTTATGTTTGATACTTTTATACTGAAAGTTTAATTTGATTCCCCATCGCTTACAAATTGTCTGAAGAATGGTCTTCGTATTTTTTCCTTTTGAAAAGAAAAAATTATCCTGTGAATTCTGCAGATAGATCAGCCGGTCATATGCCATTAAATTCAGATCCTTTGTCACATCACTCGTATAATCTTTCTCCCATATGATTCCTCTGAATATTTCCTTGTAACCGCTTCCGGTATCACAATACAGGTATAACGAATCCCGGACTGTAATGTTATTATATAGATATTTGTTCTTATCTTTTATATTTGGAATCGTAATGGAAACGCTTTGAGCCAGTTCCTCATTGTTTTGTGACGTTGTAAGGCTCGTCAGCAGATTTGAAACGTTATAATTCGCTTTTTTTGTTTTTATCAGACACCTGTATAACGGATGCTCTAATGATCCTGCCATAGTCCACCTCCTAACTCACCATTTTTATCAAAGTGTTATATCCTGCCATGCCGTCCACCTTAAGGTTATGCTTTCTCTGGTAGGCTTTAATGGCTTTTACGGTTTTTGAACCACATATACCATCTTTTGTGGTTCCCACTTTTCCCTGAACAAATTTTACGACTTCTCCTCTTTTTCCGCTTCTGATCACAATCTTTTTCATTGCATTTTTTGTTTTTGCATCCAGTTTTCCATTCACAGATAATTTTGCATATTTATCTTTGTTAATTGCTTTTTGGAGTGCAACTACCGAAGTTTTTTTCTTGGATGAACCAGAAACACTCGGGATTGTAAGGACCTGTCCTTGATAAATCTGATATGGTTTTGTTTTGATTCCCTTTTTTCTTTGGCTGGCATTTTTCTTATCAATCAGTGATTTATTGGCCTTATATATTGTCTTATATTTTTGGCCGTCTCCATAAAACTTTTTCGCAATGTCCCTCAGAGTCTCTTTATTCGTTCTGACCTTATATTTTTTCGTACTTTTACCCGATGCCCTTTTTTTCACTGTCTTATTTAAGGAAAGGTCTGCCGCCTCCACTAAAGAAATAGAATAATTGTAATCGCCCAGAGAAGCGATATGATAACTAAACTCTTCGATATATACCGGCAGTTTCTTTAACGTCGTACCGGGAATTTCCAAATTCAGCTTCTTGTGATTTTTCTTCCAGTCCTGAATATAATTGATATAATAGCTTGGGCTGTTAAGTGCTGTATTCTGTTTCTTTACAAAGGACAACGTATCCCTTGAAACAGCCGGGAAGATTCCTTCCCAGCTTACCGTACTTAAGTTTCTTCCCCTGGGCAGTTTTACTTCCCCCAGGTCTAATATTTCATACTCCTGAAACCTCGTTGTACTTGAATAAGACAGTTCTTCCGGAAGTAAGGGTACTTTTATATATTTCTTGGAATTGCCTGCCTCTGATATTTTAATTTCCATTTTGCCCTCCTCTTCTTATTGTACGGCCGGAATGTTTTGATAAGCTGATTCCAGTGCATCAGCCAAAATTCTGCAGATTTCATCAGACACCTGATTCTTTTGTTCTTTCAAGACTTTCAGAAGATCGATATTCTTTCCGTCTCCGTCCTGTCCGCCTTTCAGCTGAATCGTAATATTTCCCACAGACACGCTGACCGGTGCTTTTTTCTTTCCTGACCTGTTGCTTCCAGCCAGAGTTCCTCCGCCTGCAAAACCGCCGTCTGCGTGCTGAGATACGCCGAGCATTGCTCCTGCCTGATGCCAGAGGTCGAGGCCTCCTTTTCTTCTCTTTCCGCCCAGAGGGATGATCACTTCAGGTCCGTCTTCACCAACCCAGCTTAATGTCTTGCCTCCTACAAAACTTCCGTTTGCATTTTTCTGGATTCCTCCGCCTCCCATGAGGCCAAAGAAAGAAATGCTTGCAAGGCTCGCGGCGGCCATCTGTGCCGCTCCGGACAGCATGACAAGTGAATCTACAACGCCAATCGCTGATCCTCCCATTCCTTCAATCATGCCTGCCGCATTTTGAGAACCGTCGCCCAGTCCCTGAACCTGCTTCTGGGAACCGTTTGAACTGGAGCCTAAGCCCTTAATGTTACCCTGCGCTTTTTTAGAACTCTTTCCTACACCGCTCATGCCTTTTTTAGCACCTTTGGCTCCTTTATCCACAGAGTTAAGACCTTTCTTTGTTTGCTTCACTGTAGAATTGAGCATATTCCCAAAACCTTTGCCATGTTGCTGACCCATGTCTTTGCCTATGGGTTTTCCTGCCTTTTTCTTCTTAGCTCCGCCTTTTTGTCCTTTTGTCAAGGTGTCATATCCGTATTTAAAACCAGGATTATACATATAATCGGAATATGTGCCATTGCCGACACCGTAAGGATCTATTTTGTCCGAAGGCTTTGTCGGCGTTTTCGGTGTTTTGGGTGTTAAAAAGTTTTTAATACCCTTTGCACTTTTTTTTAAGAAATTTCCAGCTTTTGCAAGTGGTTTTGGAAGTTTAATATTCTTGACAGATTTCTTAAGATTCTGGTAACCATCATATAACTTCCCGCCTGCATATTTCCCAATCATAGAACCTGCTGTACCTAACAATAGTCCTGCTCCTGTACCAATTACTGTACCTACAGGTCCTCCAAGAACTGTACCTATCGTTCCTCCTATTTTGCCTCCAACCCATGCTGCTCCTGCTGTTCCCGCTGCTGTTCCTACTGCTCCACCAAATAAACTTCCACCTTCTTTTACAGCGGTTTTTGCCCTATCCTTTGGCTTTGCTGTTGCAATATTGTAAGCAGACATTCCATAATCTAAAATTCCTGGGGCTCCTTGTTTAAGAAAGTTCATTCCTTTTCCAAGTGTTTTAGTAATTGGCAATTCCTTTATTTTAGGCGCTACCTGTGCCACCTTTTCGACTCCTCTTCCAATCGTTTTAGATATCGGCCATGATTTTACTTTGGATGTTACTTTCGATGCCCCACCCTTTATTTTGGTAACTCCTGCTTTGACTTTCTCTGGTAAACCTGCTTCTTTTGCCACATCCATACTCAAGTCTTTGTATTCCTTTATAGTCCTTTCAAGAGCACTTTGCTGAATATTCGATACCACATTATCTTTGTATTCATTGGCTAATGCTTTTCCTTTATCCCAGACTTTTTCTATAAAAGGTTTCTGTTTACTACTTTCTTTTGGTTTTGCACTACTAGATGAAATACTTCGTCCTCCAATTGCCTGTCCAGCTCCATATTGTATAGCTGGCGCTACTGATGAGACTGCTCTTTGTGATATATTTCCCGAAACACTTCCAATCGTACTGATTGCTTTCTGTACATTTGTGTCTACATTAACTCTGACAGTAAACGCCTTTCTTTCCAGCTGTCTTCCCAAAGAAAGAATACTCTGGATTTTCTTCGTCGCCATGTCTGCGGCTGAAATTTCCATATTTATTTTTAAACCGTTTAACCGGTTGCTCTGTCTGATGATTTTTTCCATTTTTTTGTCCAGCTTCTCAAGGCTTCGATAAGCTTTTCCCGCACCCGGAGAGATTCTGTCCGTAAAATTTCCTTTCATATTTAAGACCAATGTTTCTGCCATCCATTTTCCTCCCTTCTCTTAAATGTATACCCTCTTACAGGG